GTATTCTGTCCGCGTTGTGAGGGGTTGAGATGGCAGGCGCACTCGACACGCTTTTCAAAAATGTTGCCAAGCAGGTCGTTGCTGACTTGGGCAAGTCGTTTGATCACACGATCACGTACACCCGCAAGGCATCTCCGAGCTACAACACGAGCACCGGAGCGCTGACAACGACTGATACGGCTTACTCGTTTGACGTTCCAGTCGAGTTTGTTGACGCTGAAGAGGAGGAAGGACGTGAGGAGCGTAAGGCTCGTTTGTATATCACTCCCGATCAAATTGGAGATAACCAGCCCACGTTTGAAGACACGGTAACGCTGAAGTACGCGGGATCTAACCGCGTTGCTCAGATCACGGATATTCGGACGTTCAAAGGTGATCAGGAGTATCTGTATCAACTGCTGGTGAGGTTCTAATGGCTAAGCCAGTCTCTGAGCAGATTAAAAATGAGGTTGAGGCGCATCTTCAGAAGAGCTACAACAGGCTGATCGCTACGATCATGCGTCGTCTGTCAACGAAAAAACGAAGTCCGGTTTACACCGGATTTTTTGCTTCGAGCTGGAAGGCTCACACGTCTCCCATTGTTGCTGAGGACAAGGTTGAAAACTTTGCTCCGTGGTCAGAAATCAGGAAACGGAAGCGTCAAGATCCCACTAGCAAGGAGTACAAGATTGATCGAAGGTTCTATCCGCCGGACAAGGCTTATAGCTACAAACGTCGTATCTACATCGGCAACACTGCTGAGTATTCGATTTATGCGTTAGAAAGCGGCAAGGTTCAACAGTTTGTGCAGGGACCGGAGATGAAAAAGCTGGTTGAAGATGCGTTTAAAGAGCGCACGCCCAAGATCTCTGTTGGCGATAGGCGAGGCATTGGAACGTTTGGCACGCAAGCTGGCAAGATTTACACTGGCTATAGCGAGCTGTAGTCATGACCTTAGTCAACGCCAGAGCAGCTTTTGAAAAGGCCGTAACTGATGCTGTGGCAGCAGCGGATGCCACCGTGCTGATGAAATACGACAATGTTGCTTTTACGACTCCAGGCAAAACCAAGAAATACATCTTGATGACCGTTAGCTTTGGGCAGTCAACGCTCCAAAACCAAGGCGCAGCACAGGATTACTATTCAGGCACGATCCAATGCAACGTCTATGTGCCCAAGTCTGCTGGTACGGCAGTGCTTTCAGCGATTAGCGAGTCTGTAATTGACGGCTTGACTTCAGTCAACGCACCTGGCTACACCGACACGTTTAGCAGTTCTCCTCGTGTGCTGGACATTGTTGGTCCGACACCGCTTGATATTGAAGATCGCTCACACTTTGTTGGTGTGATTTCTTGCGGCTTTACTGCAACTGCATAGTATAGTATTGAATAAACGCAAATCTTCGATGCGAGCTGCAGAAGTTCTTCGCAACAAGTTTGGTGTAAGCCAGCTGTATAAGCATGAGGTTGAGCAGGATGGCGAAGTGGTGCTGGAGGTCTACTGGCATCCGTTGACGATTGCTGAGCGTGAGTCAATCCAGAAGACTGCTGACTCTGACGAAGCCAGCGATTTCGCGCTTGGCATGATGATTCGCAAGGCGTTGGATGCTGACGGCAAACGTCTTTTTCAGGATGGTGAAAAGGCTGTGCTGAAGAACTCTGTTGAAGCTGCAGTGCTTCAGGACATCCAGCTGGCAATGCTGGCTTCGGGAACGGAGAACAAGGTGGAGGAAGCGAAGGCAGACCTCAAAAGCTAATGGCGATTGGTTTTTCCTTTATGCGTTAGCAAAGGAGTTGGGCATGACGGTTGCTCAACTTTCGCAAACGTTGACACAGGAAGAGTTGATCGGTTGGGCTGCGTTCTTCGAGTTGAAGAACGAACAGGAAGAGAAAGCGATCCAGAATGCCAAAACTGCCAATAGGGCGCAAACAATGTCTAGGCGGTAGGATTGAGTGAGGTCGCTGCTTTGCCGTGTCTAGTTTTGGGATCAACCTAGACCTAAAGCTAAACGGTCAAAGCGCTCTTGACAGAGCGATTCGTGGCACAAAAACGCTTGAAAGCATTGTCAAGCGCTTGAAGGACACGCCTTTAGACCTCTCTAACATTGGTGGAGCGGCAAGGCTTGACGAAGGAAGGCTTGGCAAAGCAAGAAAAGGTATCATCGAATTTGCACAAGCCCTAGCAAAGCAAGAAGAGCCGCTTGCTAAAACAGAAGCTGGAATTCGCGAATATGTTTCTGCTTTTAATCAACTAGCTGCAAATACAAAAACGGGAACACCAGCTTTTAATGCTTTTGTTGGCGTTCTTGCTAAAGCAGAAAAAGAATTAGAGGATATTGCACGCGCTACGGAGAATGCAAGACGTGCTCAGCTGGGTTTGCTTAGTTTAGAGCAAGAAGAGGAGCAGAAAAAACGCAATGAGCAGCTGAAGCGAAATATCGAGCTTCGCAAGAAAAGAAAAAAAGCTATTGATGATGAAGCAAAAGCTCAAGACAGAAAAAACGAAAAAGATGCGCGAGAGGCTAAGCGTGAAAAAGAAAAGCAAAAGCGTGAACAGCGCAGAAAATTTACTGACATTGCTGCAGGTGTAGGTTTTCCTCTGCTGTTTGGAGGAGGGCCAGGAGCTGTTGCAGGCGGTCTGGCTGGCGGAATTGCTGGAGGTTTTGGCGGAAGTGTTTTAGGTGGTGCGCTGGGTCAACAGTTAGACAAGTTGGGTGTTGCAGCTGGCAAGTTAGGCCAAGCTTTGCTGAAACCAACTAGCAACATTGACAAGCTTGTTCAATCTTTAGGAATTTCAGGATCAAGTCTAAATTCAACAATAGAAGTCTTGCAAGAGCTGGGGCTTGAATCTGTCGCCTCAGCAACCGCAGTTGACGCTTTCAACGATAAATTTGGAGTTGAAACTGCAAATAGCTTACGGGCTTTAGGAAAAGATTTTACTGAGTTTCAAAATGCTCTTCAGACTTTAGGTGTTCGACTTGCCGCATTTGTTTCTGGGCCTTTAAGTGCTTTTTTAAACGCTGTAACTGCAGTTGCAGGAAGCATAAGCAACGCTGAGCAGGCAAGGCTTCTTAGAAACAATGTTAATGAAGCGAATCGTCAACAGTTTGACGCTCGCCTAAAAGAGCTTACGGGTGGCGCTGGGTTCTCCGGCATGATTTCCGATGAATCAATGCGTCAACTTATAGAAGAATTTGATCCTGCTGCTGCAAAAAGAAGACAAGAGGAGGCAAAAACTCTTAGAGAGGCGGAAAAACAAATAACAGAGGAGATAAAGCGGCGAGTCGGCATTGCAAAGTTGGAAGCAGATGTCGAAAAAGGCCGACTTACCAATAGACGTGATGTTCAAGCATCATTGCAGGCCGAGGTTGGTGTTCAGCAAGCAAATAATGAGCTAGCAAGAATTAATTTAAAAATAGAAAACGAAACAGAAGCAACTAAGCTAAGAATCTTAGGTCTTGAAAAAGATTTAGCTGAGCAGGCTAAAGAAAGAGCAGATGCTGCTAAAAGAAACGCAGTAATTGAAGCAAGGCGTCGAATACAGCGGGAGCAAATTTCTGGTGCGGCAAATCAGATTAACGCCATCAAGCAGGAGGCGCGACTTGAGCTTGAGTACCAACAAGGCAGAGAAGGCCGTTTTGCCTTGTTTGAAGCAGAAACAAAGCAGTTAAATTCAGAGTTTATTGCTAACGGACTTGTTCTTGAGCTTGAAAGGAAACGAGCACTTATTGGCGTAACTGAAGCGGAAAGAATTTCTTCCATTAACAGAGACTATGATCTTCGAGTTCGCCTGCTTGAGAAGGAGTTTGACCTTAACAAGCAGAACTTAGAGCAAGCAAAAGCTGCTTACGACTTGTCTCGCCTGCAGGTAGAGCAAGCATTGAAGATGGAGCGGATGCAGGCTGGCATCTCTGCTGCTCAGCAGATTCGTGCTACCAGTCCGTTTGAACAGGAAGCCAGACTGTTTGATCCTTTCTTTGGAGAAAGTGCTCAACTTCAGATTGAGCAGACGCTTCGTTACAACGAAAACTTAGCGCTGTTAGGTCAACAGTTAGACGATGTTATTGCCAAGCAACAGATTTTTGCCTTGGCTCCTGAAGTGCTTCAGGGCTTGAAGGACCAAGAAAACACTATTAGAAATCAAATTGCTAATTTTAAGGAGTATCAACCTGCGATTGATGCAGCGGCTTTATCTCAGACTCGTTTTAACGAAGCTATGGCAATCACCGTTCCAGTGACGGACGCAGTATTTGACAACCTGCTTGCAGTTGTTGATGGCACGAAGACTGCAGAACAAGCGTTTGCAGATTTCCTCCGCAGCATTGCGTCAATGTTGATCGATGCAGCCAAGCAGATTATTGCAACGTATCTTGCCATTGGTTACGCGCGATTGTTTGCGGGCATCCCAGCGTCCGGTGGTGGTGCGCCTGCTGGTAAAACTGGAACAATCCCAAGTCTTGCGCCAAGCCTTGGCGGTGGTGGACCTTTGAATGATCCAAAAGGATTATTTGCTCCTGTAACCCTTATTTCAGGCAGAGCGCTTGGTGGAGCGGTTGGTGCTGGTCGTCCTTACATGGTTGGTGAGCGTGGGCCTGAGTTGTTTGTCCCTGGAGCGCAGGGCAACATCGTTCCAAACAACGCAATGGGCAGCGCTAGTGTGACCGTAAACGTGGACGCTTCTGGTTCGTCTGTTGAAGGCAACGCTGATCAGGCTTCGCAACTTGGCAAGGCAATCGGCATTGCTGTGCAGG